GATTATCGGTCTACCCTCTTTGTCATAATCGTCAAAAGGGATAGCCTTGTCGCCTATTCTCATGTATTTCTTTCCGTTTTTTTCAAATGTGTTTTTCATAATTATTTATATGATTTATACGCCCTTTTAATTACTTGAACATAATCCTTGTTGCGACTTGCGTGATGTTCCTTGAGTATTTCATTTAATCCTTCAAACCCTCCAAGCATCTGGATACAGAGGTTTGCCACGTTATCCATATTCTTCAACGAGGCATATTCATAGCCTGGTCCGTAATAGAGTATTGGGTGAAACACTTTGGGAATTCCCGGCTCTTTGGTAGTGTCCGATACTTTAAAAGCATCAACCTCTCGGTTTACCGTAACTCTAAGACCCTTAGAGGTAGTTAACTGCCCCGCATCGGGTTTCGGGTAAAGTATTAAGCTTCTACCATTTAACCTGTATCTTGTCGGTTGTGCGGGTTCTTCTTGTCCTTTTTGGTTTTTGAGCAAGGGGTGGTTTTCGTGCATAAACCTTAAGGTGTAATAATCTCCGGAAGAGTTTTTAACCTCAACCTGCCTAATATCTAACGCTGTGGCTGGTAACTTGTAGTCAGCTTGTTCGTCTTGTATATCGGTTTTGAACCTCGGGAAAGTAGTCTGGTTGCTGTCGTCGTGAACCCAGTCTTGATCAGTTCGCCAAGCGTATTGAGCTGTAATTCTTAACCACTGGTTAATAAGGTTGTTAAAGTAAGCCAGTAATTGGTCATTACCCGAAATGTTGCCATCTCCTAATGTGGTGGTTTGCTCTAACATTTGGATTATTCCGTCTTTGTCTGTTGTGTTTGAGTAAGTCATAGTTAAATTAAAAATGAGACGCCTTTCTGGCGTCTCTTCTGGAGACAGGAGAGTTCTGGTTTACATCCCATCTCCAGAAGAGACGCCAGAACTCCTTTTTTTAATTATAACATATTTATACGTGAATTACCACTAGACTAAAGACCTAGTGGCTTCCTGCTTCAACGCTTCATCTACTGATGACAGCTCCACAGGCTAATGAGATAACCTCTCAAAATATTCATTGTCATCGTGGTCTTTCACGGGAAGATACACTGCCCTATCCCCGAAAACATACGGAAAGCTTAACTGGTCTCTATAGGAATACCTGCAAATCTCTGCCCACCAAGCATTCTCAAGCCTCATTAGTTCCGGAGTTCTTCTCCTGATAACTATAGAGGTTTGGGCTAATTTATTGTCTTTAAATCCCTCGTCTTTATACTTACCCACCTGTTCCACAATTATTCTGTCGTTATCCTTTTCTAACTTGATACACGCCAAAGCCTCATCATAAATACAATTGCGTTGAGGGTGGTCTATAACTGCTATGTCTTTATTTCCCAGAAGTTTATAATATTCCCTTTCGTTCTTCCTTAAAAAAACATTTCCGTCCACCCAAATAGAATACTCATCATCTATAAACTTATGCGAAAGAACCTTAATCATTCTTGCATCTCTTCGGGGGTTTTTAAACAACCCAAGACCTTCTACCATTTTTACATCATTTCGTGGCTTGTCTTTTTCATTTGTTATACAGGTATAAATCATATTTCTTCTTCTAACTTATAAGCGTGATAAAGATAAAGTCCGGGCATTATATAAACCGGATACTTCTTTTCCGCTAATTCGTGAATTCTATTATCTACACCCAAAAAACCGGAAGGAAACGGACCAACGTCTTTCCAAATCTCTTTGGGTATCATAAAAAAGAAACCGCTCATTTTTTCTGTGTCGTCTGTCCATTCTTTTAGTTGAGAACCATATTTCTTGTATAAGCTTCTGCCCACCCTAAAATGATATTTCATATTGTGTTCTTTGGTGCTTATTCCGCTCACTCTTTGATTTTTGGGGTTTATCCGATTGGTAACTCCAGTTATTAACGCTGGCTTGTCTATAACGCTGTGAACCTGCTCATACCAGTTTTTAGTAGTAAACATTGCATCAGCGTCTACGTGTAGTAGCCATTCGCCTTTGTCTAATTTTTCCATAAACTTATTAAGAGCATCACCGTAATCCTCTCTATCTTTACAAACCGTTGTGTGTAAATAAATCATATAATAGCAAATTGTTTTTCTTTACAATTAAAGTATTGAGCTTTACGTCCAAGCTCTTTCTCTAATAGCTCGGCTAATCTCTTCTCGGGCAACCTTTGGGTGTCGTCAATAATAATCGGAACATCGGCGTTAAATAAATCCAAATAAACCAAAAAACCCAATCTTGAAAATTTAGTAGCCCTCGTATTCCCCGGAGGTCCGTCAACAAGTATTAGGTCATAGTCGTTGGGTAGTTTCTCTTTTAAGCCCTTCAAAGAATACCAACTCCACTCAAGAGGAGCATAGATATAGTTAGTATCAAAAGCATCCAGCCACTTCTCATCGTGTTCCACCGAGTAAACCCTGTAATGCTTGGAAAGCTCACCTGATGCCCAACCGCTTCCTAACTCCAATATAGTTGAGCCATCGACAAGCATTTTTCTTATTTTCTGAAACAAGGATTTATCTATGCTTCCTCCGCCAAAACTATTTACTTTTTTGTTTTCCTTTATTTTCTTTCATTTTCTTAAACCCTTCCTTAAACTCTTTAAGCCTGTCAGTTATTTCAATCTGCCATTTTCCTTTGTCGTCTTTATAAATCCTTGAGATTTCTTCAAACTCTCCAAACTTAACATCTTTGGTATAGTCCTTAATAAGGGGTCTTACTTTCTCGTCTAATCGCTTGACCTTTCCTATGAGTTTGTTGTATTCCTTTTCAATCTCTTTCATCTCTTCGGTCTTCTTATAAGCTTTATCCGCATTGTCCGACTTATCGTTTAACAGCTTTAATATTTTTTTGTCTTTAATTTGTAATTTCATTGTATGCTTTTTCCCATTTATGTGCGTGGTCTTTAATGTGATAATTATCCAGCACGTATTTTTTAGCGTTTTTGCCAACTTTTCTTAATTTCTTTTTATCCAGTGATTTAATTAGCGGTAGCCACTCGCTGTCGTCTTTAATCTTAAATCCAGTTTCTCTGTGTTTTATTTCTTCGTAAGGTGCATCCTTAAAGCTCTGTGCTATTACCGGTATTTCTAACATTGAAGCTTCTAAATACTTAATGTTGCTTTTACACTTGTTGAAATAGTTCTCCCTGCGAGGGATTAACATCATATCAAGCTTTTGATTATTAAGCGTTCGGAAATAATCCACCATTGGAACAAAAGGGGTGTGTTCAATATTTTCAAGCTCGTCAAAAAAGGAAAACTCCTCTTTAAAAACCTCTTTTACCTTTTTGTCGTAAGATTTTTTCCTTATTCCCAAAACAACCAACTGAACCATCTCGTCTTTATCAAGCTCTTGGAGTAGTTCCTTTATCCTGTAGAAGTCGTGGTGATAGGCAACAGAACCCACTAATCCTATTCTGATTTTATCCCCCTCGTTTCTCAGTGGCTCATCCCAGTCATCGGGGTCTATACAGTTAGGCAACACCTTAACGTTGTCGTGTATCTCTCTATACTCCTTTGCCAAAAACTCTGTAGAAGTGGTTACTAGGTCTGAATTGATAATAAAGTTATTTAGGATGTTGTTTATTTTGTCTTTGTTTTCTTTGAAACCTTTCTCGTCTAACTTAAAAAACGGATGAAACTCATCAAGTTTGTAAGTGTCATCGTTATCAAAGACAATCTTCTTGCCCATCTGTTTTAGTTTGTATCCCAACTTGTGATGTTCGGGAGTGTTTGGTCTATGAAATACTACCACGTCAGCGGATTGGAGTTCTTGGTTAACTATTTGAATGGGTTTTGTTTTGTTTTCTAATCCCAAATAATTCCCCCGCCATCCATTTTCAAGCATTGGCAAGAGGCATCTTACCTGATAGCAACCCATATAATTTCCACCTATAAAATACACATTCATCGGTAGGTTTTGAATTTACGCATTTTCTTTCTTCTCTCCCTTTCCTCCTTTCGCTTCCTTATCAGCTCCCATTTGCTCATCGTCCCCAGTGGTGTCTCTATCTTGTAGGCTAGGTTTAACTTTTCCATACCTTTGTTGGAATTCTTCTTTTGTGAGTTCTTTTCCTGACCTGCCATCAATAAATTGTGTTTTAATTTTTTTTATGTCTATGTTTACTTTTCCCATAATATTTTCTGGCTTTAGAGAGGTGGAGGCTTAACGGGCTACGCCAGACCTCCACCTCTCTACGCCCGTTAATTTAACTATGCATTAGAGTTTAGCTAGAAGCTTTGATGTATACACCTGAAGTGTCTCGGTTTTCTACTACACCATACATAATGTCGGCAACTACTAGAGTTCCAAGATACTCAAGGATGTAATCAGCTTGTACCCTCACGGTTTGTTTGGTTGCTCCGCTAAAGTTAGCTGTTGCAAAAGCAATAGCTGACTTATGAGCCAAAGCTCCCTCACGTGAACCGCCTGATTTACTTAATCTAGATGACTCAATTACCGGGATTCCATACAAAAGTCCGACTTGTCCCTGAAGGACTGGGTCAGCTCCTGCGGTATTCTGAACAAGAGTAAACTTGTCAATTCCCATCACCTGATTCCAAATTACATTCGAGTGCAAGAAGAAAGCTCTGTCTTTCTCGGGAACATTGTTTGCTCCAAGATAAGCAATAGCTTGTCGGATGTTACTATCATTCAATTCTGTACCTGAATCTCCAACCGTGTTAGAGAACCCGCTGAACAGGTCAAAGATGTCGTCTTCCAATGTAGCAGCGGTGGTATAAGCAGCGTTTTCTGCATATAACCTCTGTATGTTGTAAGAACGTTTAACCTGAGCTGAAATAGCGTCTTCAATAACAAACGCAACGTGCTGATGAGTGTTAATCGTAAGATTAACATCATCCTCTTTTGGGTTTGAAAGCTTAACCTGAGAACCTACTGACTTTGAATTGGCAGCCATTTCAGTAATGTTAGGGATGTTAATTTGATCCCCTCCATCTGAAACGTCTTCTGACAAATCCATAAAGAAGTTAGCAGCTTTAAGGTCGGCTCGGAAGAAGTCGTTTATTTTCTCGCTCCAAATTTCCGGTATCATCACGTCTAGGTCATTTTTTTCAAAGTGATCTGTTCCTAATCCTGCCATAAGTTAAATTTTTAAGTTACTTTAGAAAAAGGTGTCAACCTTTACCTCCCTACTCTCTTCCTAAAGGCAGCTTTGTGTTCTTCATCGCTCATTCCGGGCTTGAATTTCTTCTCACCCTTGCCTGAGCCTCCGGAAGCACCGAGAGAAGCTTCTTTTTCCTTGCGTTCCCTTTGCTTCTTTTCTACATAAGCTTGGAATAGGTCGCTTTCTTTGGCTTCCTTTAGTGACTTGTAGCCTCCGCCCTTCTGGACTTGTTTCAGTCTTTCAAGGTCGTCAAACTCTAAGTCTTTTAGAAGAACTGCTTCCTCTCTTGTGAGGTAAGGAGAATCTTCGGGGGTATTATCTTTAGAATCTTGGCTGGTTGTTTCTTTCTTTTCTCTCTTGTTAAAAACAATTGCTTCTTCGGCTTTTTTAGCACGATTCTTCCAATAATCTTCGCCCTTTTCTTCACCTTCTTGCTCTTCAGATTTAGAACCTTGTTCTTCCTCCTCCGAGTCTTCGAGGTCTTCTTTGGGGTTGTCCTCATTACCCCTTTCGTTTTCTTGTGACATAAACGACTAAAAATGCTTAATATGGTTTTACGACTATTACAAGGTTAACCACTAACCCTACGTTGTTTTACGAGGTCTACGCTACCTCACGTTATCTATATTTTGTTGCGTCTTTCTTTTCTTCCTCCGCTAATCCTCTTATGTAATTCAGAGCTTTCATTACTCTTTTAGATGCTATTTCCTGCGCTGTTATCTCTCTTGATATTTCTTCGTTGGACTTACCTTCGGTTTTTATATCAAGAGGGCTGTTAACAATGTTTTTCATCAAGTAATCCTCTATCAACTCATACCCGATTGACTTAACGGTTTGTTTGATTTGTTGCTTCTGCTCCTTGTTCATTTTGTATGTTTAATCCCCTTAAAGCACTTTGCATCTGATTTTGGTCGGGCTGTTGCTGTTGGATTTGTTGTCTGACCTTTTGTTCTAACTTAAATGGCGGGATGTTGTTGTTCTCAAGTAATTGGGTAAATATAGGCAATTCCATTATGGTTGGGTTCTGCATTATTAACTGGAGTGCGTTTATAATAGCATCGTTTTGCTGGGCTTTGTCAATCACTTCACCCACGGGGTCAATATACATTCCAAACTCAAAGTTAAAGAAACCTTTTGGAATTTCAATCTTTCTGCCTTTTTTCTCAATCTTTTCATCAACCATTTCTTCTATCTTGGCTTGAATGTCTTCCGTTACCTCTACTCCCTTTTCGTTGGCTTTTTGGTAAACATTTTTTCTTGTCACTCTTCTTATGGCTTCGTCATAACTTTCTAAATCTTGATTGTCTTCGGTAATCTCTATCATATCACCCCTGTTCCATTCTTTAACTAGAGTAGGCAGTATTCTCTCAATAATGTTAAGAACTCCGGTGGCTACTCTTGAGCGTTTTTGTTTGAAAGCGTTCTTTTGAGATGAACTCATTAAAGCCATACCTCTGAAAGGAGTGCCTGACGGCAAGGTCTCACCCGTTGCGATGTCCGGAAGTTGTAGCTTCTTTCTGACTTGCTCTTGGATTATTTCAAGCTCTTTTAAGAGAGTTGTGAAAGCCCTGTTGTCTATTCCTATCTGTTGTAGGTCTTCAGAGTTGATTATTTGCCCGCTCACAGCCTGTTGTAGCACGTTTCCCGACGTCTTGGGGTCTTTACTCCTCAAAAGTAGCAACGAGGCTATCTCGGTTGCTTTAGCGTTATGGTTTACCAAATCGTTAGCCCTAAACTGCTCTTGGAAACATTGCTCATAAATTCCCTTGCGAAGCCACATTCCCTCGTATTGGGTAAGGTGGATATCGTAGTAAGGGTCATCTTCGGGTTTTTCGTCAAACTCAAAGGCTATAACTTCTTTGTCGCCTTCTCCTGCTCCGATGACGTGAACATAATCTCCATCGTATTCTCCGACGAATTCCCATATTTCTTTTTTGTCGTCTTTCTCGTGAGCGTTCTCAATTACCTTGTCGGTGTTATCCCATTCTTTTTTCCTTATTTCGTCTTCGGTTAAGTAGTGAAACTCTACCTTGTCTTTTCCTCTTATGGTTTTAACCTCCGGGTCAAATGCTATGTGCCTCAGGTCTACAAATTCCGGTTCGTCGGTCTTTTTGTTTATCTTAACTATATAAGAGCCAAAGGTTGTAATATTCTTGGTTAGGTCATCAAGAAATACCCCGAAGTCATCTCCGCTGATTTTGCCTTTCTGGTCAAACCAGTTGTGTAACTTTTTGCGGAGTATCCACGCTTGGAACACGTTAGTTTTCCCGTGTCCTTTGGGGTTAAAGTCTTTGGGGTCTAGGTCAAGTAAGGAAGCATAGTGGGGTAAGTAAGGAGTAACCACCTGCCAGAATATGGCATCAGGGTCAGAACACTCTATAAAGCTGTCGTTCTTGTAGTGATATACACGTTTAATAATATCCCATTGGTTTCTCTCTAATCCCTCAAGAACTTTGGTTGAATTTTCTTTGTATTCTTTTTCTAAATCGTAAACTTTTTTTGAAATCATTCTTCTTGTGTGATTGCCCAAAACCTTATTTATTATAACATAATATATTACAAATTACCAACTAACGGAAGGATTGCTTTGTTGGAAACATCCCTAAATCAACTCCGATGGTTCTTGTGTTCATTCTATCCATACCATAACGGATAGCATCCATTGAGTGAGAAAAGGCGTGTTCGGGTTTATTTAATATGTTGCCATCCTTGTTGGTTTCCCACAAGTAGTTGCGGTATTCTTTGATTACATTTACGCTCCGTTTGGTTACGCTCATCTTTTGGTCTTGAATATACTGAATACCCTGTTGGACACTGTCCTTGCTTTTCTCTGCTCCTTTGATATTCACCCCATAAGAATAAATCTCGTCTATTGATTTGGGTTCGGCACTATCAGCCACTACCAACACGTTGTTCTCTTGTGAGTTGAGTATGTCGGCAATCTGCTTATTAGAAAGCCCTTTTTGGTATGTTATCTCATCCACAATGTATCCGCCATTGTAGTAGTAAATAGCCACTATAGCCGTTGGGTCGTTTGAGTATCCAAAGTCCAGTCCGTATCTTTCTAATCTCGCCTCGTGAGGTATTTCGTCTATTATGTTCCAATCCTTGTAAATCTTACCCTCAAGCTCACCCAGTTGTCCTAGTCCGTATACTTGCCACCATCCCGGCCTGTTCTTTCTGATTTCAATTGACTTTATAGTTTCCTCATCTAACGCCTCGTTGTCTTTGTAGGTTAGGGTTATGTAGTCTACATCGTCTCTTATTCCTTTAACGTCAGTATAAAACCAAAACTCGTTAGTAGGATTCCAGTCCAAAAATACAAACTCTCGTGTTCTTACCTCAAGTTCTTCAAACGCCTTGAAAGATATGTTATTACACTCGTTTATAAAAAGACGGTCTCTTCTTCCGCCACGAAGTTTATCTGATTGGTCTGCTCCGAAGAATTCTATTTTAGAACCAGTTTCAAATTCATATAACCTGTCTGTTTCGTGCCACCTGTTCGGATTCCAATAGTTATGAGACTTCATAATATCTTGGAAATCTCTAATACAGCCCTTTCTAAGATGAGGTACAGACTCAGAAACCACCGAGATAAGTTTGGGTTTTGTGTCAGACTGAGCTTTGTCTATTAAATAAAGTAATATTGAAATTGTTTTGCTTGCCGAGGTCCCACCCTGCACCGCTCTAATCCTCTTCTTTAGGGTTACTATCTTGTTTGTCGCTGTTGTTGCTTGATAAGCCATTTAATATTGCTATTGGTTTGTCTCCAGAGGTTATGTCGGTTTTCTCTGAAAGCCTTAAAATGAACTTCAAGTAAAGCTCCGCAGCTTTGTTGTCTTTAATTCCCCGTCGTCCAAGGCTATCTAATACTTCAGGAGCATACTTCTTGGCATTGTCAAGAGCTAAATTGATTATTTTCTCTTTAATATCCGGTTTGGATATGGTGTAATAATAAGTACTCTTGGGAATACCTTCTGCTTTACAAAACTTTTCGGTATTTTCCTCTCTTGCTTCTTTGGGCAGAGCCTCTCTTTCTATTGCTTTATCTAACCAAGTAATGTTTTCTTCGTTATTTTCCATACTTTTATTATACCACTTAAAGAATATTTAATCAACTTACGTATGCGATTTTTTATAACCCCCTTATCTTCTTCTTGTTTTTGTTCTTCAGGTTCTTTTATTTCTTCCGGTTTCTCCTCTACGGGCTTTTCTTCTTGCCCCCCTCTAATTTCTTCCAAAAATTTTACTTCCTTTCTCTTCTGAATAATGTTTTTTGAGCCATATTACTTTCTCATTTTAGCTCCGTGTTCTGAAGCTAACCTCGCCCTTACGCTAGCTTCGGCTTTCTTTTTAGTAGTTGACCTTCCCACGATTTTTCCCGTGTTCTTGTTAATAATAGCCCAATCCTTTTTTCCTTTTATTGGCTTTTTTTTAATATTATACGGCATCGTTTTTAAAATATGTTGAAGTAACCCTCGCCTTTCTCATTACCCCGATTAACTGGTCAGCGGATTTATCAGCTATTTTTTCGGTATCGTTTATTACCCCGACTATTCTTCCGTCAATCGGATTACGCACGATAGAGTTAGCTTTTATAATTTCTCTGACCGCTTGTCTTATTTCTTGTTCGGAATAGTCCATACTTTAATTATATACTATTCATCAGGGTTTTTCAAGCTTAATATCTTTCTTTTTATAGCACCCAACCAATTTTTAATCAGTCTTAAAGGGAACTCTCTCTGTTCCGGCACTCCAAATTTTATCTATTGTATACATTTTAGATGTTTGATCGCCAAGAAATAATCTTGGGCATTTACCAAAATTATACCATTAATGTATCATATTCTTGTAATTGGGTATTTTTAGTATCACTATTTGTTAGTGTGGCGATTCCTTTAGGGACTTTAATTATATTTGGTATTATTTTC